GAGGGCTACCGCAAGCAAGTCCTGAGCTTTGCTGAGATCACCCGTCGAAATCGCTATTCGCTGAAGCGCTGGGCGCAAAGCGTCGTCGGCCACGCCTGAAGCCAAAGACATTTGAAGAATTGCCGCTTCGGTCGCTTTGACTTGTGCGTCTGTTGCGCCTGTGGCGGCCTCTAGGGCGCGGGCAAGTTGTGTCTGAGCCTTCTCGTCAGCAATGGCAGCTTTGACCCCGTCAATGCCAATCTTGACCGCGTACGCCCCAGCTGCGGCGGCAGCTGCAACAAAGGCAGCGCCGATCATTTTGCCAGCTTTGCCAACCTTGTCGCCGAAAGTGTCAATGTCTGCCGAGGCTGTTTTTAAGGATTTGTTGAGGTTATCTACGTCTCCAAGAATGGAGAGCTTTAGGGTACGACTTCCAGCCATTAGTCAAACCTCTTAACTATCTCGGCAAAACTTTCGTTCCAGCGTTTAACAATCTCAGGCTGAACGCTTCGAAGGGTTGGGTAAATCCACCAACCACGTGAACCGCGACCTTCGCGGCCTGACCAGACTGGGAATTGCTTCCACTTGTTTGAACCAAATTCTGCGCCGCCCCAAAGATCGCGGGTTGTTGCACCGCCTGAAAACTTTTGAGCTGCAAAGCCGTAACTGATCTCACCAATGCGAGAAGACTTTGAAACCTTTGAGCCTTCGGCGATACGGGTTGCAACCTTTGGAATGGCGCGAGTTGTACGAGCTGAAGCCGTGACTTTGCCTTGTACGAAGTCAGCTAGCGCCGACGACTTTTCTTTGGCCTGAGCTGTGGCTTCTTCGTCCATTGCTTTGAATGATCGAGTAATCGCACGCAATTCAGCTTTGTCGTAGGCAATCGCTTCACTTGTCATTCGCTCGCCTTTCCAAAATTTCGATTGCGGTCAATATGTCTTCAGCTGTTTCGAATTCGGAAGCTGCGAGACCCGTCGTCAAGCGCAGCTCCCAAACTATTCGATTTAAGCTTCCGACTGGGTAGCTTTTGGGTCTGTCTCACCAACTGTCACGTTTGCGACTGTGTCGCACCACGCTTCATAAGGTTTGACGGGCTTGCCAGCTGCTTCGCGCTTCATGGCGTGATAAGCCAAAAATACAAGATCAGAAATTCCAATCTTGTCTTGCGCTTGACTGATGATGTTGCCCGTTGACTTCTCCCATTTAATCCACTCAGGTGGCGCAGCCACGTAGGTGACCGCGTCGCCTGAGTTGAATTCGATCGTGATTGGTAGTTTCATTTTTGCTCCCGACTTGTTTGGTTTAGCTGAAGGTCTCTGTTGGTGTTCCCACTACGGTAAAGCTGAGTGAGACTGTTTGAGCGTCTGGCGCTGTTCCGCCTACCGCTGGGAAGACTGGCATGACGTTAAATGCAAAAACTGCACCCGTCACGGCTGTCAATGATGTGGCCAAAGTTGTGTTTGGCGCGGTCTCGCAAGCTGTCCAAAGTGCTTCGCAAAGTGAACCTGAAGCGCCCCAGTCTGCAAGCATTTCAACGTCAAAAGTCCATTGGTCGTCAATGTGCTTGTAAGCCTTGCCGTCAAGTGTTTGATAAGTTTCGATTGTTGGTGAGTTAGCTAGAACTGCGCTTGTTGCCTGCGCGTCGTAGTTAGTGGACGCAATCGTCAAGACGAGATCGCGGCCTGTGATGATTGTCGTTGGCACTTTTGCTCCTTAGTTTGTTTGGGTGTAGTAGGTTGAAACGTTTATGTCCGCGCAAAGCATGGTCGACGCACCCACTTCAAGGGGCGTTGGCTTTTCTACGTTGCCGACAATGTATCCCGCGGGCATTGCCGCGAGAATTCCGATTATGAGCTGCTCTAAGTTATCGAGCGAAGCAGGGTTCGAGTTGTAGGACACGATTGCGGTGATTGCAAAATTGAGCTTCACCTTTGTCGTTGAGTCGTTAATCAAAACGGTTTCCATGTACGGGGTCGAAGGTACGACGACGATCGCAGGCGGGATTGGTGACTCAGGAACGAAGCCGTAGCTTGTCGCAGCTAGTGAGTTGAAAGCTGTGGCCAAAGCTGCGCGAGTGTCCGCAATAGTTGAGGCTGGCATTATTGGACAACCGTTTCAACGTCAAGAAAAGGCGTTAGCAAAGTCGAAACGCGATTGGTCAAGCTGCGACCCATTCGGTAAGGGGTTGAGGCGAAGTCCACGCCTTCGATCTGGCCACCAGCTGCAACGCGAGATTGAAAGACTTCAACCGATACCGCAAGAATGGCCGACTCAATGGCGTCGTTGCCCGCGTAGATTTCGGCCGCCGAATATCCTGAAAGGGTAGCTGTTCCGTTTGGAATTATGTCGCGCAAAGTTACATTGGCGTTTGTAATTGCAGCGGTGAAGTAATAACTGCCAGCTGTGACGACGGTGACGGTTGCGCTAAATGGCGCAGGCAAACCAGTCACAATTACCGATTGACCAGCAACGAAATGATGTTCGCGGTTTGTGTAATAGTAAGCGACGTTAGTGTCGAGCTTGTAAGAGTTGATCGCTGAAGTGTTAGCGACAAGCATTGGCAAAATTACCGCTTCGCTAGTGTTTATTATTTCATTTAGATAGGCGTCATTATAGAGGGAAGAACTCACGCCTAGCACCGCGCGAAGCTGTGCAGCTGTAACAATGCTAGGCATGAGTTTTCCTTTCGTTCTGCTGGCCTACGTTCGGGAGCGAACGCAGGCCATGATTAGGGTGTCGGTTATGACTTATTTACGCCGAATGCGCCAGCCGCAATTTTTGTGGCTACTGCACCAAACGAATATACGCCGACTGTAATTGAACCGTCAGCTGTTGACTCTGCGCGTAGCTGGTAAGAAGTTCCTTCGTACCATGTGTATGCGTCAGGGTTGATGATCATGATTGAGTCGTCGGTATCTGTTGTTGCCGCTGTGTTTGCGGTGACGTAGAGATCGAGACCAGCAACGCGGCCGCGCAAGCTTGTAGGTGTAGCAAGGCCAGGTTGGTTGCTTGGCTGTGACACTTCGTTGTAAATAGGGCGACCTGAGTCATTAAGTGACATGAGGTTCGACCATTGTGAAGTGTTCACCAAGATGTTGCGTGCGAATGGATTTGCAAGTCCAGCTGTTGCAGCATAAACGGAAGCTGCACCGCGACCAATAAACGCGAGAAGTTCCGCGGCTGTTGGGTAGGTTGTGATACCTGTTGCGTCAGCTGTTGCGCCTGCTACAAGTTGGGCGTTGACATAGGCGTCTTGCGCCTTAGCCATTGCCGCGGTCATATTTCTGAGAAGCTCATCATAAAAGAGGGGCGAAGTTCTGGTGAGAAGCTCAACGCTGAATTTTTGTTGTCCAGCGAACTTCTTGACGTCCACGCTCAGAAACGCAGAATTTTGATCTGTGTCTGAGAAGATCGCGTCTTCCGCTGCAACTGCAACGGTTGGCATTGCTGTGATCTTTGGAATTTCGAAAGTCATTCCCGCGTCAGGCAATGCGCCGCGAGAGATCGCGTCAATGCTTGGGCGGATTGTTGTTCCGAGTCCGTTGATTACTTCGGAAAGCTGACGAGTTGGAACAAGTCCAGCGTTGTCAGTTGTGTTATCGGCAGCTAGAACGTACTGACGAGCGTTTTCGTCACCCATTGAAGCTTTGATTTTGTTTTCTAGGTACTTGACCGCTGTTAATTCAATGCGAGGGGTTGCTTTGAAGCCCCCGACTGAAGTTGCGGCTGCGGTGATTGACTGAGCAGCTTCTACCGTCTCTGCGGTTGAAGCGTCCTTGACGGTGTCTTCCACTTCGTCTCCTTCTGTTGGTTGAGGTGTTTCTTCTGTGTCTACGGGTGCAGACTCAGAAAGTTCGTCTTCGGTTGCAGCTACTTCGGTGACGCGTGCGCTACGGATTGCAGGCTCGGAAGTCAAAGCGACGGCTGTAAGTTCGCCTTTCAAAATGCGAACCGTTCCGTCTTTGAGTGTTTCGTATTCGTCGAATGAAACTTCAACGCTGAAACCGTCGCGCAATCCTTCGGCAGCTTCGACAAGTGCGTCGTTGCCAGCTGTTGTTTGTGCAATTTTAAAAGTCGCAACGATTTCTTGTTCGTTTTGTTCCATGCTTAAAGTTTTTCCGATACGTCGTGAACGATCGTGTTCAAGGTTGAGCAGCACCGGCGCAGCTTCGATTGAACCTTTTGCAAATTGAACTTTGCCTATTGAAGCGTTGCCAGTTTCTTCAAACGCAACAATTCGACCGCTGATCGTGCGTTCGTTTGAGTCGGCGGCGGTGATTGTCATTGGCGTGATGACTTTTTTCATAGCAACATGTCCTCTTCTTCACGTATCTCTTCGATCGACATTGCGCCGATACGATTTAAAATTTCATAAACTTGCGCGCGCTCGTAAGGGTTACCGCGCAAGAAGTCGTCAAGATCAAACTTCACTTCTTGTCCAGCTGGCACGAAATCCGCAAAACTCATGCGCTGTTCAATCTGAGACATGTAATTTCTGAAAGCGAAGTCCACAAGGTCGCGCCTTTTATCTAAGGCGTTTGAATAGGTGAATGTCGATTGTTGTGCGTCCACGAAATAAGCGGGCAAGCCGCAAGCGCGTGCTAGTTCCAAAGCGACGTAATTGCGAGCTTCATTGAGTTGAATTGACTTAGGGTCGTAGCCCAAAGTTTCAAGTGTTACGTCAGCATTTAGAAACGCGGTCGATTTATTTGCGCGAGCTGTACGCCATGAAGAAAGAAGTTTTGCAACGCGATCAGCTGGGAGCGAAGTTCCGTTTGATTTCAAAACCATTTGCGGAATTGGTTCGGTTGCAAAATTCATAGCTGCTTTTTCAAGTGCAACCGCTGCTTTGATTGTTCGGCCTGCGCGTTGTAGCAATCCTTCACCGTCGCCAGCAAACACAACCAAATTGTTTGGGTCGACGTAAGTGCCGTCGATTTGGTAAGCCGTGATTTCGTATCCGAGTGCGTCAATTTGTACGGTTACGCGTTCAGGTGCGACGCGTTCCATTGCGCGAATTCTTCCCGTGTCTGCATATCTATCCATGACAAGCGCATAAGCTGACGGGTGCATGATGAGGTCTGAAATTATCCAAGACCAGAAAACACTTCCTGCGATACGTGGGTCGGGTTGGTTGATAACCCGTGGCGCTTGAACCTTCTCGCCAGTTGCTACGTTGCGCACGTGCATGGGCAACGAAGCAATAGTTTGAAGAATTCCGACGGAGCGCGCGACCGCTGGCACGCTAATCGCTTCCCCACGTGTCGCGGAAGTTATTCCTGCGAAGAAGAATGGCGAAGTCTCTGAGTAATAAGGCGCGAGAGAAGCTTCAACGTCAATCGGACGTTGAGCCGCTTCGACCTTTGGAAAAAGTACGCTTCGAATTCCCATGCGCCAATTTTATGGCGCGCGATACAACTAGCCGACCATGATGTCAAGGTCTGTCTCTGGGCGTGTCGCAAAGTGTGTGCAAAGCGCAACGGCGACGGCGGCGCAAACGGCAGACTGTGAAGCTCTTCTTCCTATAACCCAACCGCCGTCACCACGACGCAGCTGAACCGCCGAAAGCATTTGAGCCGTTAGCTCTTTGTTCGGTTTATGACGCAAGCGCCCTGAGTTGATAGCTCCGAGCATTTCATCGCAAGCTTGTGGGTAAGCGGCGTCCATGTCGAAAATCGGAATTCCAGCGGGTACAAGACGAGACGCAACCGCGCCAGAGGTTCTTCGGCTGTATAGCAGATATTCCAGCGGATACTTGCGAGCATAAGGCGCGAGGTCATTAGCGATCGCTTTGTCGTCAAGCTGTATTTCGTTGCTCCAAGTGTGAAGAAGTTTTACGCCGAAAGTCTCGTCTCCAAGTTTCTGAGCGCCGACAAGCGCCCCGAATTTGCGATCAGGCGACAAGTCAAGGCCAAGCCACGTGAGCTTCTCAGGGTCAAGGTCAAATTTATCGTCGGCACAAGCTGCCCATTCGTTTGAACCAACGCAGCTTGAAATTGACTGAACCCAGCGGCAAAGAACTTCGGTCATGACCACGTCATGGGGGTCATTGAGTACCGCCTTGATGTTGTCAATGTTGATCGTGTGGCCAATAGCTGGGTTTGCGGCCAGCCAATTCTTTTGATCTTGTACGTCGTCCGTCGGTGCGCTCCATTCAAAGTAGCCAATGTCGTCAGCTCCCCCAGCGATCGAGGCGAGCGCCCTATCACGAAAAGAATTCAAAACGACTGACGTTGCGTCGCCTGCGTTTGTGTAGCTGATGATTTGAGGATTTTTGGCAGCCATAAGCGTGTAACGAAGTGAAGCAAAGCTTTCGAGGTCGTTCATCTCACGAAGCTCGTCGAGGTGAATAGTTTCAGGCTTGGAAACACCGCGAGCAGCTGAACCGCCAGCTTTGACAATAAACCGAGTTCCGTGAACCGTTTCAATTTCCTCGCTGCCATGAGTCCAACGAATTCGCTTAACTTGCTTGGCCAAATGATGTTGACTTTCAATGACGGAAACAAGCTGCCGAAATTGTTCCAGCGACGTTGAAAGGCGGTGAGCTGAGCCGATTTGCAAGCTCTCATTCCACAGGAAAAGGCCGCCGAGAATTCTGAGCTGCATTAGAAAACTTTTGCCATTCTGACGGGCTACGGTGCAGACTGCCACGGGGGTCGCCCACCTGCCGTCGGGCTTTACCTTGTGAGCGTGTTCAAGAAAGAATTTCTGCCACGGCATGAGTTCGATCTTCAAACTAGACGCCAAATCCACCAATTCCAGACCGCGTGAGGGCAAATCGTTGAGTGGCGTGTGAATTCTGGGGGTTGGAGACCCGAAAAGCGGTTCTGTGTCTCTACCCAAAACCGATAGCAGCCGATTAGAGACGTTTTCAGCCCCTTCGAGTCCCTTTGAGTCCTCTGCGTGGCTAGTCATGGCTTATTGACCCGTTTTGGGGGGTAAAAGGAACAC